TAATTCAACAAGCGCTGCCTGCTTTGGGTAGCAGTTCGCCTGAAGGCGTAAAAGTCTTGTCTGCGCTACGCACTTTGACTGGCGTTATCAGCAACAAGAGAGAATCCATTGACGAATTGAAGCAATCTGAGATTCTTCAGATGCTACAGGCACTTCCACAGGCGGGCGGCGCAACGCCGGAAGGTAAGGCTTTGGCAGCAGCGCCAGCAATACCTGGTATGCAGATGCCAGGCGGAACCCCTCAAACAATGTAAGGAGAAATCATGGATTTATTTAAGCCACGCGGCGCTTCCGCACCTCGCCGCCCTACCGACAACAACCAGCAGAATGGTCAAATCGTTAATACTCCCCGTTTTTCGGAGTTTGGCGGTCTGAAAAATCCTGGTGCAACAGGCAGCAAGAACAAGATGCAAGTTCAGAAGCCTGGTGACGGTAAGCGGGTTGTTTAATTTATTAAGGGGATAATCATGTCATTAGAAGACCTAACACCAGAAGCCCGTGACGAACTGGCTTTGCTTGCAAAACAACTGTCCGAGAATCCTGAAACGCGCAAAGACTTTCTGCGTCAAGTGAAGAAGGTCAAGCCGGAGATGCCGATTCCCGAACTGGAAATTGAAGACTACACGCGTCATGCTGTCGAAAGGGCAAATGACCGTGTTGCTCAATTGGAAGCAAGGCTTCGTGAAAAGGATGCGATGGATGAACTCAACAAGCGTCGCAGCAAGTTGAAGTCAAAAGGTCTGATTGACAATGATGATGACATTCAGGAAGTGGAGAAGGTCATGCTAGAAAAAGGCATTACTAACCACGAAGCAGCAGCGGAATACTGGCGCTGGATGCAGCAGTCTGCCGCACCTACGCCAACCGGTTATAACCCGTCAGCTATCAACAAGTTCGACCTGTCGAAATACTGGAAGAACCCTGTTGCTGGCGCACGGGATGAAGCAGCAAAAGCACTCAATGAGTTGCGGAAAAACCCGCGACCCATTGGCCTGTAAACAAGGGGATTTTTGACTCGGAGATAAACTATGCCTATTGGTGGCGGTATTCTTCCGGCAACGGGTAGTACGCAATTTACGGAACTAACTTACGTTACCCGTAGGGCGTTTATCCCGAAGCTGGTCGTACAACTCTATAACTCGACACCGCTGATGGCGGCTCTGATTGCTAACTCGCAACAGGCTTCCGGCGGTGTTTCCTCTGTAACTGTTCCTGTCCAGGGTTCACAGTTCGTAAACGCTCAGTGGTCAGACTACAGCGGCTCGTTCGCTCAACCGTCTGTTCAACAGGGTGCTTACAACGCTGAATTCAACCTCAAGCTGATGATTGCCCCAGTACCGTTCCTAGGTATGGAAGGTGCAGTTCAGCAAGACGCAGCCATCATTCCTCTGATCGAAGCGCGTATGAACGACGCGACTAACGTCATGATGGATGCAATGGCTACCGCGTTGTACACCAACACAACCAACACGCAACAGTTCACCGGCCTACCGGCTGCTGTTTCGTCATCGGGTACTTACGGTAACATCAACCGTTCGACCTATAGCTGGTGGCAGTCGAAAGAGTATGCCGCTGGTTCGGTCAACCCAACTCGTCAGAACATCCTTCAGTACATCAGCGGAACTGTGAAGAACGGCGCTGAAGTACCGTCGTTTGGTGTTTGCGGCTTCGGTACTTGGACATTGCTGGCTCAAGACTTTGTTGGTCAAGAGCAGTATATGATCACTCCAGGTAACGGCTTTGATGGTGACTCCAATGGCCCACAAGCAGCTTTCCGTGCTTTGATGGTCGCTGGTGTGCCAATTTATCCTGATCCTTATTGCCCTGAAGGTACTGTTTACTTCCTGAACAGCAACTACCTGTCGCTCTACATCCATGAGCAGGGTTCGTTCGTGTTCACGGGCTTTGAATCGACCCTTCCGAACTGGCAGATTGGCTACGTTGGCGCAGTGCTGACAATTGCTGAATTGGTCAATACGAAGCCTAAGTCGATGACCAAGGTCACGGGCTACAACTCTTTGACACTGTAAAGGAGAAATAGTCATGGCTCTTGGCTTAAATAAAATTCTGGTAGCGGGTGCAGCCACTAACGCTGCGTCGGCTTACTTCCAGACTTACGCTGCTGGCAATGCAACCGTCGTTCTACCGGCGGGTACTTACTACATTGCGCCAACTGCAAACGTCACTATCGAACTAAACACCAATAGCACTGGTAACATTAGCAACGCTTCTTGGAGCGTTGTGGTTGCTAACAATACTGGTGGTCTGTTCATTGCTGACGGTACTAATGTTCGCGCAAATGTGTTGTCAGGTACTCCCACAATTACGCTCTTTACCGTAGATGGTGGAGAGAACGTAAGCGGCACTTACAACGTCTAAGGGGAGCGACATGGATGCTAACCATGTAGGTTCGTTATACCCCGATGGATTTGGTAATTTTGCTATTGCTCATGCGGTCAACGTCAGCGTTGGCTCAACTGGCAATGCGGTTGCTCAACTTCCCGTTGTGGGTGGCACTTCTTACATTGTTCGCAGGATCACTGTCGCTAGAGCAAATCAGAGCATTGCTGCTGCAAACGTGACAATTTTGACATCTAATGATGGCAATACGTCTAATGCAGTTAGCAATGCGACTGTTTTGAGTTCTGTAGATGGCACTACGAAGTGGCAAGATTTGACGCTTTCCACTGCTGCGTTGTCTACGTCTTACTCTGCTCGTTCACTGTTTGTACGGGTGAACACAGCGGTAACTAGCGGCACTTGCGACATTACTGTTTACGGTGACATTATTACGTTATGACAACTGTATATGTGACTAATCGAAGCGAAAAAGCTTTGATCCAAAACTACGCTTTTCAGGACTATAAGTTTCCTGTAAACGAACCAGTCGAGATCAGTGTAGAGATGGCGCGTCATGTATTTGGTTATGAGCAGGAAAATAAACTTCCTGCGATGGTGATGCTTGGGTTATGCAAATCAACCAATGAGATCGAAGAAGGTTTGGTCAAGTTGGCAAAGTTTGAGATAACCCAAGATAAGCCGGAACAGAATCGCTTTTTATCCCCTGGCGATGACTCAGTAACCCCCCTTGTGCCTAAAGCACATCGGGGGAGAACAGTCGTTAAAGCCGCTTAGATATGGGTTTTAAATGGCAACTCTTAACAGCTATATCACGGAAGTCCGTAGGCTGTTGCATGATGCAAACGGGAATTTCTATTCCGACTCGGAACTGACTGATTACATCAATGGTGCGCGTGATCGCGTTGCCAGAGATACCGGCTGTCTAAGAAAACTACAAGTTGCTCAAACACCAATAGCACCCGTAGGCTATTCTGGTAATCCAGTTATCTGGACTGCAAATACGTTCTATGCCGTTGGCGCTTTAGTTTTTTCAAACATCTTTATTTATGAGGTCACTGTTGCCGGAACGACAGGTGACACTCCACCGCCTTATCCAGATAACTACACCGCATACCCGCCTTCAACGCCTTTTTTAAATGGCACGGCAGAGTTTCGGTATGCTGGTAACTGCGAGATTATTCCTTACGACAGTTTGCCGGAAACTGGGCAGACGCTAGATATTCTGAACGTCAATGTGTTTTGGGGGAACAGCCGTTATCCGCTGTCTTATATGCCCTGGACGCAGTTCAACGCACAATTACGTTATTGGCAGAATTACATTGGTCGGCCTGTAGCTTTTTCTGTTTTCGGTCAGAACCAGATTTACATTTCTCCGATTCCTGACCAGGTTTACACCATCGAAGTCGATACAACGATTTTGCCTGTGCCGCTGGTTAATGGCGCAGAGGTGGACAGCATTATTGATCCGTATACAACACCTGTCGCTTACTACGCAGCGTATACGGCGAAGTTCAAAGAACAGTCTTATGGCGAATCTGAAATTTTCTACCAGCAATATATTAGCAAGGTTCGCTCTGTACTCAACACTACGTTCACAAGGCGAATGCCCGATCCTTACAGCACTCCGTTCTAACTATGGCTGCGACAGAGCAAAAGAAAAGTTACGAGGTAGTCAAGAACTTCAGAGGTGTTAACACCAAGGCTAACCGCACGGCTATTGATAAGGATGAGTTTTCTTGGTTAGAAAACGCCATGCCTATTGGTTACGCCAATCTTAAAATTGTTCCAACCTTTACTACTGCAAATGTTTCATTTTCCAATTCAGTTACAACTCTAACATCTTGTAATATCAATAACTCAGATTTTGTTTTAGGGTTTAGCGAGAATGGTCGGGCTGAAGCAATTAATGTTGTTAATTACACAAAAAGCAATGTAGCTGTTGCTGGTACGTTTTCCAATTCTGGAATTAACACTACACAATGGAAAAGCGAAAGAATACTGATTGGCGATCCAGAAAAAGGTGTTTTTTCTTGGGATGGAACTAATCTAGTTACTATTGGCTCCGTCGGATCAATAGCTATTCTTAGACCAGGAAGCGGATACACAAGCACACCTGTCGTTAATATTTCTGCTCCAGATGAAGTTGGCGGCATTCAGGCAACGGCTCAAGCGACGGTTACTGCTAATGCGGTTACGGCTATCACGCTAACAGAAGCTGGATCGGGTTATATAAATCCACCAACAGTTACGATTTTTGGTGGTGGTAGTACAAACGCAGCAAATGCTGTTTGTAGTTTTGTGACGTTTAGAAAAGGCACAGTTAGCATCAATGTCACTAA